ACATGGCTACGGTGGCCTATTTAGCGGCCTTTCGGTTGAAGTTACTAGAACATTTATTATAGTGTCAATCAATAATGTTGACTACTTCTTTACACACGGCGTTACATTTGATCCAGATAAGTGGTACCCACTTGTACTTAATTTATCAAACGCATTTAAGTCACTTTCAGTATATCTGTATGAGCTTGATAAGCAACTTAATTTCACGATGCCACAAAACGAAACTTCTGCACTTAAGTTATTGTATAATGATTTGATATTCCTGCCTTCTCAGGTTGGTATCGATTCTGAAGACTATTGGGCCCTATTAGCAGGACCTGTAAAACTAACAAACATTAGAATATTCAAACGTATAATAGAAGAAGAGGCCCACAATATAGTACTCAATCAGTATGTTGTACATGATACACAATACGCTGAATTAGTAGATAATGCTATACCTGAACTCCAACTTCTAAGATTACCAAACCCGAGATAAACATGAACGGAAAAAAGAATTATCGAAAACAAGCAAATGATATAAGATCTTCACTTGATGATATATTAAACGACTCAGACTCGTTAGATTTGCCTATCGATAACACAGAATTAACCCCTATTAGAAGACCTGACCCATTTGACTACACTAAAAAGAAGGGTGATGCTACTAATCAGGCTAAAAAGACTATCAGCACGCTACTCAAATTTTATCTCAGTGAAGAGATAATCAATAATGATGAGTATGTAAAAGCCAAAATGAAAATTGAAGAGATGACTTTAAGTAGTCTTATCTTTCAAATGGAAACGGCTGAACGTGCAATCACTACACTCCTCCAACAAATAGATGATGGCGATGTCTCCCCGCGTATGTTCGAAGTTCTGGGCACATTACAGAAGTCTATGCTTGATATCATTAAGAGCCAGACCATGTATATGATGGCTACTGAAGAAGGCGTTAAGAAACTGGCCAGAGACTATGATGTGTATTCAGAAAGAAAACAATTAAGATCAGGTGAGGAAAAAAAGATTGAAGGCCCTACAAATGTAAACAGAGGTACTAAAAATCTAATGATGCAGATACAGGAGGAGATGGAAGCAAACAAACAGGAAGAACAGGTTTTTGATAGCGAGCCTGTGAATGAAGATCCAGATGATGACTTTCCTGTAGAAAATTATGACGAACATGACGAATGATTTTATGATACCAATGGGCTCTAGCCCTGAGGAACCACAAGCAGATAAATCAATATGGTCAACGCTCGGAGTAGAGAAACTACTAAGAGCCATGGATGAAGGTTATAAAGTAAAGTCTACACCTTTCCATGAAGGTAATATAAATTATAGAAGAGGTAACATTGTATTTGAGTATACAGATGAGGAAATGCAGCACATTAAAAGATGTGCAACAGACATTCTTTATTTTGCTGAGAACTTTGCAACTGTAATGACCGATAAAGGTCTACAAAGAATCGAGCTTAGAGACTATCAGAAAGATATGCTTGTAAACTTTGTAAACAATCGTTTCAATGTATGTCTCGCTTCAAGGCAGATAGGTAAAACAATCTGCTCATCTATATTCATAGCCTGGTACGTTTTATTTAATTATGATAAGAACGCACTTATACTTTCGAATAAGGGAGCTACAACAAAAGAGATCATTGATAAAGTAAAAGCGATTCTCGAAAATCTTCCGTTCTTCTTAAAGCCAGGTATGCTTAAGAATGATGTAATGAATATGAAGTTCGATAACGGTTGCCGCATTGTAGGTCAATCTACAACAGGTAAAGCGGGTATCGGTTTTACTATTCACCTTCTATTCCTAGACGAGTTTGCTCACATTCACCACTCTTTCGTTGACAGCTTCTATGAAAACGTTTATCCTACGCTGTCTTCATCGAAAGTATCTAGGATTATTATTACCAGTACGCCTAACGGCTATAATAAATTCTTTGAAATCTATGATGCAGCAGATAAAAGACAAAACGAGTTTTCTTCTTTTAGGGTAGACTGGTGGCAAGTACCGGGTAGAGATGAGAAATGGAAAGTACAAGAGGTTAAAAACTTAGGTAGCGAAGAGGCGTTTAACCGCCAGTATGGTAACCAGTTCATGGCATCCAGTAATCTATTGCTTAACGGCGCATCAATTAAAAAGCTTAAGAAGTACGAGAAGAAATTCACATATAGAGAATTTGATGAATTTGAAAGAATTTCTCTGGATATGCAAAGGTTTACATTCTTTAATTCTGAATATGATGATGTGAGCTTTAAGGATAAATCTAAATACTGGGTGTTCTCCGTTGATATTGCCGAGGGCGTAGGCGGCGACTACACTGTTATCAATATCTGGGAAATTATACCTATGATAAAGAATGATTTTTCAAGAATCAATTCACCTAGTTCTATAAACGACTTTTTTGCCCTAAGGCAGGTCGGTCTTTTTAGAAGTAACGAGCATAGTGTTGAAGATATATCAAAAATACTTTATACTCTAGCTATTGATATTTTTGACCAGGAAAACGTTAAACTTGTAATAGAGTATAATACCTATGGTGCAACTGTTATCGCACACTTACAGACCATATTTCCACAAAGAAATGAGTTCGATGAGGAAATGATTGTTAAGTTTAAACATCGCCACGATGCAGCTACTACTAAGTACGGTCTTAGAATAAAAAAGGATAACAAGACACTTCTTTGTCAAAATCTTAAAAAGCTTATTGAACAGAATCGTTTGTTTGTAAGCGACACTGAAACGGTAAAAGAGTTATCAACATTTGGTAGAACTCCAAGTGGCTCATATATAGGACAAATGGGCCATGACGATCACGTAATGACTTGTGTATCAGTTACAGAATTTTTTGCTACTCTAGACTATTCAGACTTTATTGAAGAAATCTTAGACGACATTGATAGCGAATTATATGACGCAATGGAGGTAGAATTACAGAAGAGTAATAAAGAAGGAGACGGTAACATGTTTTATGATATTTACGACCTGCTTGGCTGATATATAATCCAAATAAAAATAACGTATATAAAAAATGGCATTGTCACCAGAATTAACACAGTTTAAGTCTAGCGGCGTTTACAGACTTGAATACGACAAAAGTCAAATAGCTAGCGTTCCAGCGGATACGATCCGTCTTGTAGTAGGCTTTTCGAAAGAAGGTCCATTCAATTCGCCTGTATTCGTTTCTGACACACAATTTTTCCAAAATACATTTGGACCAATTGATAGAACGTTAGAAAGAAAAGGTTCATACTTCCATAGAACTTGTCTTCAAGCTCTTGAAAGAGGACCTATTTTGGCTCTTAACCTTTTAAGATTGAATAACGATCTTGAAAGTCCAGATGTAGACCTAGACGATTATCAAGTATTTTCAACTTCTGCTACGTCAGTTAACCCTGCTGAAGACTCAGCTCTTTACTCAGGTTTCTTTAACACTGACAGATTCTTCTTCCCAGAAGATGTTGCATTCTTAGAAAACATCGGCGCTCTTAACACCGGTATTATCCAAATGGTTAACGTTAGACAAAATCCTATTACAGTATTTGTCCGTAAAGCACAGGATGTAAATCAATTTAACGTTCTTGCAAAAGAGTGGTTTGGTGCTGGTGAAGTACCAGCATTCATGAGCGAATTTGACTATATCAGCGATTACATGGTTGATGTATTTGTAGTAAACGGAGATTGGTCAAACTATCCACAGCTTTCAGTTGACCCAATTTACGGTCCATACTTCCATGCTACTAAAGGTTTGATTAAATCAACATACGAACTATTCTTGGATCTTCCAAGCGTTGACGTAGTAGCAAAATACACAGGATGTCTTATCCCTGACTTTATCGATCTAAATGGTAATAACCTTTTCATTTCGGATTTGATTAACTTTGATACAGCTCAGACTGGTCTTCTTTGTGCAATCAACAAAGCACCATTTGATGGTGACACTATCATTAGCGGTACAGCGGATGGTATTGACTTAGTTGGTCACAACATTGAAAACAAATTAAACACAGATCCAACTTTCACTAGTCTTAGATTCTTATCTTACGACAGAGCAGTTAGAGATGATTTCCCTTACACCTTAACAGAAACGCCTGAAATCGGTATAGATCTTAATACCACTACAGATATTGCATTTTATCTGGTTTCAGCAGGTGCAGGATCTGCATCTTTGACTCCGCCTTCTGTTGGCTCAGGTGATCTTCCAACTGCGTTTGGTGCAAATGAAGCTAACGTTGTAATTAGAATCAATTCAGACCATCCGCAATACGATACACTCATCAAAGATAAATTGAGTTCTAACGTTGCAGGTCAAGGTCAAAACCAAAGAGTTGCAGGTTCTTATGTACTTGTAGACGATGGTTTAGCTTACAGCTGGGCACCAGTTGTTTCATTAACAGAAGCCGCAGGTTTCCTTTACATTGGAGTAAGTATTGAAGTAGCTTCTTACACTATCAGCGTTGAAGCTCCAACTTCAGTAGGTAACCAAATCTTCATTATTTATGGAGCAAGCGGTTCAGACTGGGATTCAACAGGTACAGACTTCTTTAAATTTGAAGTAGGTACAGATACTTATGACGATTGGGACACCGGCGTAATCACTTCAGGTGATATTGCAATTGATGCGTCTAACGACACCTATTTCCTTGACATGGACTGGGCTTTACAACCAGATACATTTTCTGATGACGCTTCAGGTGTAACAGGCGGTCAAACAAGTGTACTTGCTGCAGCATCTGCAACATACTATAATATTCCAGTTGTTGAAATCACAGGTTTTAACGATGCAGAATACACTACACAATTAGCACTACCTGACTTTGGTAGCTATGAAGATAGCGCTGGAGCTACAGTATCTGGTGCATTTGTTGTACAGTCATTAACCGGTACTCTTAATCAATCATTTGAAGTAGTTCCTGTAGTAGGTTTACCTTCAAACGAAGTTAAAATCGATTTTCTTACTAATACAGGTGAAATTAAAGTAGGAGACTATCTTGTAGCAACAGAACTTGGCCCAAATGGTGAATCAAGACTTACAAAAATCAATAAGATAGTAAGAGAAGGTATTTCACCTAACCAACTACTTCACATCTACTGCGACCAGGATATTAAATTGTATCAGAATGACACACAGATCAAGAGATACAAGAATATCGAGGAAGTAACAGACGCATATAAGCTTTTCACGCTTAATGGCTTTACTTTAAATCCTGCGTACCACATTCCAAATGGTTCACAAGATAGAGTAGATGAGATTTATGCTGATACTTTAACTGATGATAAGAATCTTTTCCAAGCTCTTATCGATAAAGATATCATCTCTTATCGCTACATTGTAGATACATTTGGTCTTGGTATTCAACCGCAGTCTAAGTATCAACTAGCGTATCTTGCTAAAAGAAGACAAAATGCTCTTGCTATCTTAAATGCACCTTCGCTTAAGGATTTCAAAGAGTCACAGGATCCTAAATTCACAGTTAACGGTTCTGTAGAGTCTAGATTGATTTCTACCGGCGGTGATCTATTGTTGAATCCAACATTCACATACGGATTGCCATCTATAGCAAACGGTTCAAACTACTCAGCTTACTATATTCCATATCTAGTAATAAGAGATAGAGGTAAGAACATTACAGTTCCTCCAGCAGGTGTTGTATCTAACAACTTTATTGACAAATATACAAACGCTCTTCCTTGGTCTATCGTTGCAGGTCCTAGAAGAGGTATACTAAGCGGTAAAGGTCTTATCGGTCTAGAAACAAACTTTGCAAAAGCTGACAGAGATTACTTGGAGCCATTCGGTCTTAACCCAATCATCTTCCAAAGAGGCGTTGGTATCGAGATTCACGGTAACAAGACTGGTCAGCAAAATATCAAGTCTGCACTTTCTAGTGTACACGTAAGAGAAGTATTGATTTACGTACAAGACGGTATTGCTAACATCTTGAAGAATTACTTGTTTGAATTTAACACAGCTCAAACTCGTCTAGAAATCAAGACACTCGCAGATAACTTCATGGCTGGCGTAAAGCGCGACAACGGTGTATACGACTTCAAGAACGTAATGGACTTGACTAACAACACAGCAGATGTAATCGACAACAATATGGGTATTCTAGATACTTATGTTGAACCAGTAAGAGGTCTTGAAATACTTGTTCACAGAACTACAATTCTTAGAACAGGTGCAATTGCATCAGGATCATTCTCATAAACATTAAAAAAGCCCGGTGAAAACCGGGCTTTTCTAAAAAATTAGAAAAACCAATATATACCAAAAATAATCTTAATTAAAAATGGCAGGTTTACCACATTATAATAATTCTAAAGCCGCTACACAATTATTCGAACCAATACAGGGTAATTTGTTTGAAGTGACAATTCTTCCTCCGGGAATTGACGGTACTCTTCTTCTTGAGCACGTTAACACTGTAACCGGCATTGGAGGTGTCAACCCAGCGTATGACGCAGTTGTACAGAAATATAAGTTCGCAGAAAGAAGCTACGCTGGTATGCCAGGAAAAACTAGTATCGACGTAACAATTCAGTTCTCTTTGAACTTAAATGACTCTAACCAGAACTACATTTACAAAACACTTAGAGACTGGTACAAGAAGATCTATGACCCTGCTACAGGTGCCATGGGTATTAAGAAAGATTACGTTGGTACATTGATTATTGTGATGTACGACCGCCAAGGTAATATCCACAGAAAGCTTACACTGCTTGATGCATTCCCAACAGGAGGTGTTAATTTCGCAGATGGTTTAGATTATGGTGCACAAGATCCTATCACACTTGACATGGTTTACAGATGTGATAACTGGACTGAAGAGAACAACTAATTTTTTAATTCATACACTGAAAAGCCGGAAGAAATTCCGGCTTTTTTATTTTACAGTCTATATATACTATGATAGTATAATACTATGATAGTATAAATAAGTCAAACCCTAAAATGGCACGCGATGAAAGTAATCTTACAGAACGTATACAAGTCCTTCTATCTAAGGAAGATCTTAACAGATTACACACGATCATATACCAGGAAGCCATGTCTGAAGGTAAAAAACCTGAAACGATTTCAGCTTACCTGCGTATAACAATCAAGAATTTAATTGAAAATAAAACAACATCATATGAGTGAAAATCAGAATCCTAATGAAGAAGAAATGAAAAGAATCGCTGAAGAGCAAGAAAAAGAATTGCCTATCAGTGATCCGTATCTTGAAAATGCAAAGAGGTTAAAAGAGTCGGCTAAGAAAGATGGTTTAGGTAAAGTTGATACCAAACGAGGCAAAGGCGGCGCAATCGATCCTAACGAGTTAAATTCAGACATGGTTCTTGGTTATCATCCTTTGCACGCTGAAGATCTACCTTCACGTGGTTTATTTTATCCAAGTGATGTTGAAATTCAAATCAGACCCGCTAAAGTTGCGGAGATCAGACATTTCTCTACACTTCAGGAAAGAGATCTTTTTGATGTTGACGATAAATTAAATCATATCGTTCAGAACTGTATAAAGATTCGTACTAAAACCAGAATCATGAGCTGGAAAGATATTCTAGAAGAAGACCGTATATATGTTCTTTTAGCAATTAGAGCACTCACGTTCAGTAAAGGCGAAAACAAATTACAAGTCAAAAAGAACTGCCCAGATTGTAACACGGAGAACACTATAGAAATTGCTAACCAGAATCTACAGTTCAATACAATTCCAGATGACCTGTTAAAGTACTATGATGAGTACAACAGAGTTCTTTCTATACAGACAAAATCCTGTGGTACAATCTATCTTAAGCCACCTGCTATCGGTGTAATGCAGACTGTAACTAAATACATTCGTGAAAAAGAAAGACAAGGTGAAAACTGGGATAAATCATATATCCAGATTTTACCATACATTCAACACGAATGGAGAGGTTTTACAGAAAAGGAAATATTCCAAGGTGAAGTTGATTTCCAAGGATGGGATGATACTAAGTACACACTTCACTATAGATTAGCCGAACAAATCAAGGTAGGTGTTAAACCAGATGTATCTTGCGCTTGTAAAGCTTGCGGGACGGAGGTGACCGCTGCTATTAACTTTCGCGGCGGAATCAAAGATCTTTTCGTTGTTTCAGATATCTCTGGAGAACTTCTTTAAGGTTAAGTTTTACCTATACCACTATCTCAGAATACAGCCAAGTGAAATTGAAGCTTGGCCGTATTATGAGCTTGAGTATACGATAGAAAACTTAAAAGACTTCTTAGAAAAGAAGAAGAAGGGTGAAGACGAACAAAACGATAAGTATAGTAAGACTTCTACTTCTAACGATATGAGGCGTCAACAACAGGCAATGAGTAGTTCAATAAATACACCAAAGATGCCTAGTACTCCCTCGTACAAAATGCCGAGTCCTAGCTTCAATATGCCCAAAAAATTCTAGTGATGGATGGCGTTTAGCATATTTAAGAACCCGTTTGAATCTCTGTCTGCAGAGGCTCAATCGTCTATGGTTAAAAGTCTTGAAGATATTAAAGATTACTTTTTTAAAGGTAATACTATAGTTGACGCTATCAATGGGCTTTCTACTTTACTTACAAAAAACATACAAGCACAGGATAAGTTAACACAAATCCTCCTTAAACGTCAGGAAAAGCAAATGACGGATAAGGATCAAAAGGAAATGATTAACACCATGAAGCTTTTCGGTCCTGCCATGGAGCGAATTGTCGGTGCTATTAAAGATTATTCAAAAGTACCTGAGGATGCTGTCGATAAATTTATACTTGCTATTGAAAAAATAGCAAAAGCATTTGAGAGCGCTAAAGATTCAATGAAAACAATACAAGAGGCAGCCAAGGGTTTAATGTTTATGGCTCTTGCAATTGTCTTATTTGGTTTAGCACTTCTCATCGCAGGACCTATATACATAATGGCATTGCCGGGTATGATAGTGGTGCTGGGTGTTGTTTTTGGAACTCTTTACTTATTCACGAAAATACTTCCTAAAGATAGTCAGAATATATTAAACGGAGCAAAAGCCCTGTTGTATATGGCTGCAGCGATTCTTGTGTTCGGTCTTGCTTTATACTTGGCCGGATTTGTATATGCTCAATTATGGAAAGGTATGATAGGTATAATACCTATACTTATGACAATCGGCGCTCTCATATTTATAATGCGATTTATGTCAGGCTTTGATAAAACAATCAAAGAAGGTGCAATGGCCTTGTTAATAATGGCCGGTGTTATAGGTCTTGTAGGTCTGATATTATTTTTAGCAGGTCTTGTGTACGGTGAACTATGGAAAGGATTTGTAGGTATGATAGCAATATTACTTACAGTAGGCGCACTTGTTGTTATAATGTCTCTCTTAGATATGATGAGCGATACAATCATGGATGGAGTTAAAGCTCTGTTATTTATGGTTTATGTTATAGGTATCACCGGTCTAATACTGTTTTTAGCCAGTTTTATATATGCTGAACTATGGAAAGGATTTGTAGGTATGATAGCAATACTTCTTACAATAGGCGCGTTAATAGGTCTTATGTTCCTTATCGATATGCTGAGTGATACAATCATGGATGGAGTTAGAGCCCTAGGATTTATGGTTCTTATTCTTTTCTTGACAGGTGTTGTTTTATATTTAGCTAGCATAATATACAAAGAATTATGGGAAGGCACAATTGGTGTAATGGCTATACTCTTAGTTATAGGAGCTCTTGTAGGTTTAATGTTTTTAATTGATATGATGTCGGATAGCATCTATGACGGTGCGCTTGCTCTTCTAGCAATGGTAGTAGCATTTGGTCTTACTGCTCTCGTTTTATATCTGATAAGTGATTATGCAGATGAAATGATGGCAGGCTTAGGAGCATCATGGCCTATACTTATTTTGATTGTTGCACTTGTAGGAATAATGTTCCTATTAGACAAGCTGAAAACTAATATAATTATGGGAGCCCTATCTCTAGGCGTAATGGCAGTAGCTGTTTTAGTTTTAGCAGGAGCTCTTTATGTATTAAAAGCAGTAGAATGGACTTCTGCTGATAGTTTATCGCTTTCAGTTTTACTATTAGTTCTAGCCCTGGTTGGTACAGTATTAGGTGCTTTAATGCAAGCTGGTCTTTTACCTCTTTTAGGTGCTGCAGCACTTGCAGCAATAGGTTTAGCAATTTTACCTCTAGCATTCGGACTTAAAATTTATAAAGAGTCTGGTTGGACAGATGCTGACACAGGAACTTTAAGCCTATTAGTAACTTCATTAGGTTTAATTGCAACAGTACTGGGTAATCCATTTACAAACTTCATGACCCTATTAGGAGCGGCTGCAATGGTTGTAATAGGTGCAGCAATGGTTGATATTACAACAGGATTAAAAACATTTAAAGAGTCAGGATGGAAAGATTCAGATAACGAATCTTTTGTGAACGCCATGGCTTCTGTTGTTAAAGGTTTTGCTATAATGTGGGATAAGGGTATACAAGCTGCATACGGTTTACAACCATTTGACTCGCTTGATGTATATTTTGGAGTTAAGGCTCTTAGTGGAGTTGGTAATATAATGACCAGCATGGCAAAAGGTCTTAAAGACTTTGCTTCAATGCAATTCGTAGAATTTGAAGTAGTTAAAGATAAAGATGGTAATGCTGTAGTTCAACCTAAAGCTGTATATAAATTAACTAACTCTGATATTGAAAACGCAGCCAAGAATTTTGCTTTTGTCATCAATACAATACTAGATCCTATTGGAAAAGTAGGAAAAGCAGAAATGGAAGCTTCGAGTTGGTTTTCAGGTGGAGCTATTTCTACAGGTATTAAAGCTCTTACAGGAGTAGGTAATATCATGACAGATATGGCTAAAGGTATACAAAGCTTTGCCGATCTTAAGTTTACAACATATAAAGTCGTTGATGGTGGAACTGCAAATGCTAAAATAGTTCCTGAATCTATAGTACAATTAACAGATGCGCATTTTAAAGCAGCAGGTGACGGTTTTGGGAAAATAGTAAGTGCTATACTTGATCCTATCAAAAATGTAGGTAAGGCGGAAATGGAATCTTCAAGCTGGTTCAGTGATGGTGCTATCAAAAATGGTATAGCAGCACTGACAGGTATCGGTAACATCATGACTGAAGTTGCTAAAGGTGTACAAAGTTTTGCCAATCTGGAATTTACAACGTACGAGGTTGTTAACGCTGGCACAGCAGATGCTAAAGTAGTACCTAAAGGAATTTTTAAAGTAGGTGATGCAGAGTTTGCAGCAATGCAAACAAATTTCGGCAAAGTACTAAATGCATTTCTAAATCCATTTATTTTAGCATCAGCCAAAATTGACGAAAACGAAGACGAAATTGAGACCGCAATGGAGTATTTCGGTAATATCACGAAATCCATAAATGAAATAGCAGATGCTGCAAAGAAATGGGCTACCGATGTTACAGATGCCGGCGTACAGGATAAATTATGGTCAGTATTCCCAGTAATGGATTCAATTATAAAGCCTGTTTTATACAATGCACTCAAAGTTAAAGAGAATAAAGATGTTATAGACACGTTCTCAGATATACATGAGGATATTATAGAAATTATAGGCAACATAGGTGATGCCGCAAAGAGCTGGGTAACTGAAATTACAGACACTGGAGTTCTTGAAAGAATATACACGATGCCATTAATTATCGATGGCATTGTAGAAATAATTAGAAAAAATGGCCAAATCTATAACGATAATAAAGAAGCATTCTTGTCATTCCTATTCTTATTCAATGAAGGAAAAGGTATAGAAACTATTGCTAAGATTAGAGAAGAAGCTGCACAGTGGGCCAATTTCCAAAATCCTGAAAGACCAGGATACGCATTTGAACAATTTACAAGAAGTGTATTTGATGCTTTCAGAAAACCTGATTACGTTTCTGTTGCAGCTAGATATCAGAACTTCACCAATAACATGGAAGTCCTGATTAAGGGTTACGACAAGATACAAAAGGTAGCAGAATCATTTGAAAGAATTGCCGAAGCATTCGGTGAAATGAAAGAGCACATTAACGGTATGGAACTTGAGCGTTTAACTCAGGTAACTAACTTAATGGGATTCTTAGATAATCTGGCAAATGGTAGTGCAAATGATATCGTTGCAGATGTAGGTGAAGCGTTGATAAAAGGTATGGAAACCCTTAAGGATATCTTAATGGAGATTAAAGACCAGCTAGCTGTTGAAGCACCTTCTGCAGCACCTGCCGGCGCAGTAGCCGGCGTAGGTCCTGGTACAACAGCTGCACCTACACAGCCACAGCAAAATCAACCACAGAAACAGGATATGAGTTCAGTAGTAACTGCAATCAATAACCTTAAGACTGCTCTTACTTCAACAGGTATTAAGATCAAAGACTCTGGCTCTTCTACACCTGTTGGTAAAAAATAAGGCACTTAACAAAACAATAAACCCATGAAATTCAGCGTAGGACTAAATTTTGAAGATTCTGTTATAGCAGAGATTTTTAGTAATGAAGAAATGACGATGGAGGTTTTTTCAGAAAATGTTTCCGTGAAAAAGCTAACTGCTGTACTTGATGATACTCGCAAATTTGTTTTCGAGATTACAGATACATTAACAGAGTCTGAAGAATATGAATTTGTATTAGAGCTGCCAGGTAAAGTCGGCGGATATTTACCATATAATATAACTGACGTCTTTACCTATTCAGATATAGATCAAGACTACGGTAACATAGATGATATAGTACTAGCAAACAGGATAATTACGACTCAAGATATTTTACAAAGTAAACAAACTCTTACAACCCTTAAGCAAGAAGTTGAATCAATTTCAAAATCTTATAAAGATGAGTTAAAGTATTATGAAAATCTTATGAAATACTCATTGTCATCTGAAATGCTGGTTGAGGTTGTAACAGAACGTGAGGTTACAAATATAACAGGTGCAGATGGTCTAGTTGAAAGATTATATCTTTTACTAAACGACACAGTATTACCTGCAATGAATCATTATAAAGACGTTTCACGTCAACACTATCATAAATACAAAGATCTTGAGTTTTCTCTTAACCAGATACTTAAAGATTTCCCAGAAGAGATAAAAGATGTAGAAACCAGACTGAATGGATAAACAAATCTAAAAGCAGCAATAAACTTTTACTTTTGTAAAAAGCATTGTATATTTACAAAGTAATTATAAATGGTCCCGTAGCTCAGTTGGATAGAGCAACAGATTTCTAATCTGTGGGTCGATGGTTCGAGTCCATCCGGGATCACAAGTAAATATGGAAAAACTGCAAAAGTCTTTCAAAACAGAAAACTATTTAATAGTTTTACATAAATACTAACACAAACGTTCTTTATTTATTAGATATCCATTCTTTTAGTAAGTCGTATTCCCGCTTCGGTGACGAATATGAACACTGAAAAGAGATAAAAGATATTGGCGGCCTATAGTCATCAAATAAACCGGGAAACCGGTATAAAGTGAGCAACCTATCGTAAAGTTGTTTGCGGCCCAAGTTAACTTCGGTTAATTTGGACTTAAGTAGGCAAGCGAGATATCACAATTCCTGAGTATCTGAGGGTAACACTGTAGGAGAAATGGAGAGGTGAATTGGCAATGTGGGTTGTCAGTTTGAGCTCGGAAGAGCAATAAGAATAACTCGTAGAACTTTGCAAAAAGTATGCCCGTCCAGGTATATCATTGCGTTGTTCAATATCAGAGAGGACTTAAAGCCGAAAGGCATGTTGAAGTACAAGTGGTGTTGTTATCAGCCCTGTTAAACATCTACCAAGATGCTTGACTTGAAGTATTCTTAAAATATCGAGATGGGGACATTTCAGAGAGTAGTTAAGTATTGACTCTGACAAAATCAGGGTTAGCTTGGTCGACGGACCACTACTTTC